CTACGATGACGGGAAATCTGGCGAGAAATTTCTGCGTGAATTGTGCGGGGTTGATCTGCTGATCCTCGATGAGGTTGGCGTGCAACGTGAGACCAGAAACGAACAGGTAACGCTGAACCAGATTATCGATCGCCGGACGGCATCCCTGCGCAGCGTCGGAATGCTGACAAACCTTAACCATGAAGCACTGTCGAAGCTGGCTGGTCAGCGTGTAATGGACAGAATGACCATGAATGGCGGGCGGTGGGTGAATTTTGACTGGGGGAGCTGGCGCCCGAACGTCAGCTATCTCAGGACGGTGAAATAATTTTCCGGAGGGTTTTCATGAGCAGAAATTACACACCGGCGCAGAAAGCTGAAATACAGAAGCGCCTGACGGAACTGGTGCGAACACATGGTCGGATGACGTTTGGAGAGCTGCGGAAGATAACGGGGTTAACTATTTTTACAGCCCGTCACTACCTGGAAAAGGCGGAAAGTTGTGGGGATCTGTATCAGGCCGGGAGAAACGGTATTTTCCCTTCGGAACAGGCTTTCCGGCTTTGGAAGCAGAAACGTGAAGATGCCAGGATTAACCGCTTTCTGAAAACACCGGAAGGTGTGGTGAGTTCCTACGACCGGACCAGAAACGTTATCTGTACGGAGTGCCGGAACAGCGTGACGATGCAAAGGGTACTGGCATTTTATCGGGGACATCACCGGGAGGCGAAATCTGCATGAAAATCGAATAATATAACTTTGCAGAGGTAGCGAATATCGTAATCACCCGTTCGGCATTTGAATTCCGTGAGCACAGTCGTGTTGTGAATGTCGCCTTATTCACAACACCAGGAATATTCCACTGTCAACTGGTTGTCTGCGGCTGGACATAATTTTATCTGATATTCAGGCTGTACCAGCGCAAAGGTTCCGTGAGTCCGACTGTCTTTTTTGCTTCCAAATATTCAGTTTTAATTATCTGAGTATGGCAAGGTGATCATCTGTATCAAACACCGGGCAACGGGTTTAACTTTACCCAACGATTACGTCCCTGTTGTTTAGCCCGATAAAGGGCCTCGTCCGCTCTGGCAATAATGCCGGTAACAGTGTCACCGGCTGTGGAAAGGGTGATGCCCATACTGACGGTGACCGTTTCGCTAACCGCAGATGCTGCATGCGGCATTGCGGTTTCACGCAGGTTTGTCTGAATACGTTCAGCAACCAGTGCAGCTTCATTCAGCGACGACGAAGGCAGCACAACGACAAACTCCTCGCCCCCGTAACGTGCCACCAGGTCTGCCGGAGTACGAACCGACCTCTTCATTACCCCGGCCACCTTTGCCAGACAGGCATCGCCAGCCTGGTGACCATAATGGTCGTTATAGTTTTTGAAATAGTCCACATCGAGCATGATCAGTACAAACGGCTCCGTCTGGCGGAGAGCATCCTCAAGAAAACTTTCCATTGAACGTCGATTAGCGGTCCCGGTCAGTGCATCCTGGTGAGCCATAACGTCGAGACGCGCGATAAGCATCCGGTTTTCCTGGTAACGCAACCAGGCTTCATCAAACCAGCGCTGCAGGATAAAGCGACCATAAATGAGTATGGCGGTAAGAGTAAGCCAGACTAATAAAAAACGGATATTCACATACTGGTTAAGCTGCACACTGGCCAGCAGGGCGGTCAGCCATAACGGGACGATGAAAAGTAGCAACGCTGGCAGATGATAATAAAGCGCAGCCAGCGCGGTAAGCATAAGGATGACACTGAGAGGCCAGGCAAAAGGCAGTTGCCACCAGACAATAAAACAGTAGCTACAATAGCTCCACATCAGACTGAGAATCAGCAGCATCACCAGACAAAGAGGAGTAAATCTGGCCGGAAGGCGGTAAATGAAAAGGAGTATCAGGAACGAAAAAACAATAATACTGCCCATAATATCGTCTATTAAAGGCAGTATTCCGGTCTGTGCACTGATCGACTTGTCAAAGTCACTGATGAGTATGTGGCGAAATAAAATGATAAGCGCAAAACTGATATTCACAAATGTGAACCACGGAATACTTACACGTAGCGCTTGCGTGACCATATCTTTATGATCCTGCCATATCCTTCCAGCACTGGAAGTACGGCGCCTGTCGTCCGAATCCTGCCCCATCCTTAACCGCCTCATATAATGAATAATTACTATCCAGTGTAGTGCGCAGATACCTCACAGTGAAAAATGGAAAAGCTATCATGCCAGGCAGCATTTTTGGCTGATGAGATGATTTTTGTTCCACAGTGACGAACTTATAGTCAACGCTTCTGTAGTAGGGGGAATAATTATAGTTGTCTCCCGGAAACGGGAAGCGAGCTTACCCCACTGACTAAAAGAGGATGGAACTGGCTGACGTAAAACACGATTTATTTGTATCCATAAATGGCGAAATGTAACGTTTTGGTTATATTTAAAAGAGAGAAAATGGTCAGCAATAACTTTAATTGTTTGAATTAACAGATAATTAATCTACCAGACTGAGTGATACAGAATATTTTTACATGAGGGGTACAAATGAGACTTAAGTTGATCGTTAAAAGTTTTGCGCTGGCGGGGCTACTCTCTTCCACTGCGCTGACACCTTTATTTGCACAGGAAGCCCCAAAAGGTGCCACTGCTTCAACCAAGCAAGCTAACGATGCGCTTTATAACCAACTTCCTTTCTCTGATAACACCGATTTCACGAATGCCCATAAAGGCTTTATCGCTGGTTTACCTGAAGAGGTGATTAAGGGAGAGCAAGGGAATGTCATCTGGAATCCACAGCAGTACGCTTTCATAAAAGAAGGGGAAAAATCTCCTGACACTGTTAACCCTAGTCTGTGGCGTCAGTCCCAGCTAATCAATATCAGTGGCTTGTTTGAAGTCACAGACGGCGTCTACCAGATTCGTAACCTTGATTTATCCAACATGACGATTATCGAAGGTAAAGAGGGGATTACGGTTGTCGATCCGCTGGTTTCTGCGGAAACAGCCAAAGCCGGTATGGATTTGTATTTCAAAAACCGTGGCAATAAGCCTGTTGTCGCCATCATTTATACTCATAGCCATGTTGACCACTATGGCGGTGTGCGTGGCGTTGTCGATGAAGCGGACGTGAAATCCGGCAAGGTGAAAGTGTATGCGCCTGCTGGCTTTATGGAGGCAGCAGTAGCCGAGAATATTATGGCCGGCAACGTGATGAGCCGCCGTGCCAGCTATATGTATGGCAACCTCCTGAAACCAGATGCCTCCGGCCAGGTTGGCGCCGGACTGGGGACGACCACCTCTGCGGGGACGGTGACACTGATTGCGCCCACTAATATCATCGATAAAGACGGCCAGAAAGAAGTGATTGATGGCCTGACTTACGACTTTATGCTGGCCCCTGGTTCGGAAGCCCCTTCGGAAATGCTGTGGTTCATCGAAGAGAAGAAACTCATCGAAGCCGCAGAGGACGTCACTCACACCCTGCATAACACTTACTCGCTACGTGGCGCAAAAATTCGTGAGCCGTTGCCGTGGTCGAAATATATCAACGAAGCTATAGTGCGTTGGGGTGACAAAGCTGAAATTATTATGGCCCAGCACCACTGGCCGACCTGGGGTAACGAGAATGTTGTTGGTCTGCTGAAAAGCCAGCGAGACCTGTATCGTTATATCAATGACCAGACTCTGCGCATGGCCAATGAAGGTCTGACTCGCGACGAAATAGCGGCCAACTTCAAACTACCGGATAGCCTGGCAAAAACCTGGGCCAACCGCGGCTATTACGGCTCCATCAGCCATGACGTAAAAGCAACGTATGTGCTGTATCTCGGTTGGTTCGATGGCAATCCGGCAACCCTTGATGAGCTGCCACCCGAAGAAGCGGCCAAGAAATTTGTTGAATACATGGGCGGTGCCGATGCGATTCTTCAGAAAGCTAAAGCAGACTTTGACCAGGGGAACTACCGTTGGGTTGCTCAGGTGGTGAGTAAGGTCGTGTTTGCCGATCCAAATAACCAGAATGCACGTAACCTTGAAGCCGATGCGCTGGAGCAATTGGGGTATCAGGCTGAATCTGGTCCATGGCGTAACTTCTACCTGACCGGTGCGCAGGAGCTGCGTAACGGTGTGGTTAAAGGTCCGACGCCAAATACAGCAAGTCCGGATACCGTTCGGGCGATGACCCCTGAAATGTTCTTCGACTTCCTGGCTGTACATATCAACGGTGAAAAAGCGGGTAATGCCCGGGCGGTATTTAATATTGACCTTGGCAGCGACGGCGGAAAGTACAAGCTTGAGCTGGAAAATGGCGTGCTGAACCACACGGCTAATGCTGAAGCGAAAGATGCTGATGCCACGATTACTCTGAACCGTGACACGCTGAATAAAATTATCCTGAAGGAAGAAACTCTGAAGCAGGCTCAAGATAAAGGAGAAGTCAACGTTACCGGTAATGCTGCGAAACTGGATGAGATGCTGGGCTATATGGACAAGTTTGAGTTCTGGTTCAATATAGTTACACCATAAACAGATTCCCTGCGGCTTCAATGCTGCAGGGAAGTTACTTCAGACAATTCTGTACGTTTTTTATACTCGGTTTTTCCTTCATTCTTTATATCTTGCTTCATTTTATGTATTTGCTGCTGAAGAACATGGCCCTGATACCAGTCAGTTCTGATTCTGTTATGCACAGCCTTTTTCATCAGATGACAGTAACTGGTTGTTGCGTGATTCAATGGTCTGCGAGTCTGGTCAACATGCTTTTCGATGCCGGTTGGCCATGATGCCAGTATGGTTAACTGGCATCATGGCAGCATAATTTTGCCGGATAAGTCAACCGCAGCGATATTAATCGTCCTGATTATCATCTGCATCACCGTCACAGTGACTGCACCAGTAACGAGGAGAGACTGCGATCGAACCGGCCAGACAGAGAGGAGGTAGTTGTCTTCATTGCTAAGTAAGAGACCTTGGGGATGAATCTCCGTCACTTGTGATGTGTCAGACAACCTCAATGTACCCGCACTTAATACCTGCGCCGGCGGTTTTTGTAATGTCCGGGAAATGAGCATATCAAAAAATAACCAGTTATAAGATTATAAATAAAACACAGAGAAAATGTCATTGCACATGGTCAAAAAATAGACACATTTATTGATGATGGTAATTAATAGTCTCCTATATATTCATGGTGAGAATGAAGATGCTTTAAAAATGCTCAAGTTCGTTATCTATGGAGACACCGTGAAAAAACTAAATAAAACACTTACTTGTAAATATGCTGTTATTCGCCGTGATGACATGACAGTAATTGCTGAAATGGATTTTTTTCCTGACTGCAACAGGTCATTGATGTATCGGGATGGCCGCTATGTCCGGTTTCTGCCGTTGTTGCAAAATGACATCATGGGGAGCGATACCCTGATTAATGAGCTGACTATCAGAGCCGGTTATCATGAATAATCATCCTTTGTTATACTCGCCTGCGGGCTGAACTCCCAATCTACTGCGCCACCGGAGAGAACGATGGCGCATTTACAACTGGTCAAGCAAACCTCATCAGGGCTTCTGCTCCCGGCGACGCCGGAGAGTGGGGATTTCCTGCGCTCAGTAAAAATCGGTGAGTGGATACACGCCGATTTTAAGCGTGTCCGCAACTACGCCTTTCATAAACGATTTTTTAAACTCCTTCAGCTTGGTTTCGACTACTGGACACCAACGGGCGGCACGGTCACATCGCGGGAACAGAAACTTATCTCCGGGTTCGTTAATTTTCTTTGCGACTCCGCAGGCCAGGAATATACCCCGGCCCTTAACGAGGCGGCGGAACAGTACCTCCATAACGTAGCTACCCTGCGAACCGGGGATGTCGCCCTTCTTAAATCTTTCGATGCCTTCCGGGAATGGGTAACCGTTCAGGCCGGGTTTTATACCGAGCATTTTTATCCGGATGGCAGCTGCGGGCGCCGGGCGAAATCCATAGCATTCGCCAGTATGGACGAAACCGAGTTTCAACAGGTCTATAAGGCTGTGCTGAACGTCCTGTGGAACTGGATTCTGTTTCGTAAATTTTCCTCTCCGGAAGAAGTTGAAAATGTGGCCGCGCATCTGCTGGAGTTCGCATGAAAATGACATGGTTTCAGCATCCGGCGTGTACCACCGAAGAGGCGGATGAGCTGGTGAAGCAGTACCGGCGCAGGGGGGTAAAGACGGAGCGCAGTCTGAATCATGACTGTATTCACTGGACGGTAAGCGCCCTGTTACCGGAATTCGGGCATGTGCCAGTACGGAGGCGTGCGTGCTCTTATCTGAAATGAAAACTTACCGCAGTAAAAAATGGCTGGCAGCCGTCGGGCAGATTGAGCAGTGCGTGCTGTGTGGTCGGTGGGGAACGCAGGTCGCGCACATGAATGAAGGCAAAGGCATGGGAATGAAAACGGATGACTGCGCCACGGCGGCTATTTGTCAGGAATGCCATCATGAAATCGATAACGGCAGTCACCTGAGCAGGGAAGAACGCCGGTGTCTGATGAACAGGGCAATCGTACTGACAGTGATTAAACTTGTACGCATGGGAAAGGTGGTACCGAAATGATTTATCCAACCAGTACCGGAAAACCGGGCGAATATTTTCGACTGAATACACTGGAAAGCGTGTGGATTCAGGGAAAACTCCGTATGTGGGGACGATGGTCATACATCGGCAGCGGTAAACCCGGCAATATGTTTAACCAGTTGCTGGCCTCCAGAAAACTGACAAAAACAGCCATCAATGAGGCTTTAAGCCGTCTGAAAAAATCAGGAACAAGCAAGCCAGATCTGGAGGCCTTTCTTCGTGAAATGATGAACGGGAAACAAAAAAGCTGGCTGGCGCATTGTACTGATTCCGAGGCCATGTTGATTGACTGCGTGATTGGTACTGTATTAGCTGAGTATCCGGCGCTGAAAAAGTTGATTCACCAGCGTTACGAAGGGCGGGGAATGAGTCAGAGAAGGATGGCTGATTTACTAAACAAACAATATCCAGACTGGTGTTATGCAACATGCCGTAATCGCATAGGTGTGTGGCTAAAAATGGCGGAGTTTATGCTTTATCTGCCGATGCGTGAAGCGTTTGCAACCGATGCCCACAAAATCGCCCGTTGACTCTGTTTGTTATCCGGGGCTATATTCCCGGCATGCCAGCAAAATCTGGCGTCGGGATTGGCGTCCCGGATAGAAACCGCGACAGACACACGCCGCGAGCGTGTTTTTTTATTGTCGTATGCACGCGCACATCTGAATTATGGTGGGCTGTGTGGGGGCACCGAAAGGTGCGCCGGTTGGTTTCCCGGTTACGCCAACCCTGCACAGTTCACCACCAGACGATTGGCGTCGTCGGTGGTGAGTTATTTAGAAACCACTCTAGGGCGTCATTATGACAACTCAAATCTCTGTCGAAACTCTTTCCCCGATTACCCATAACCAAATTCCCGTTATAACTACCGAACTTTTGGCGCAGTTATACGGCACAAAAATCAAAAACATTTCTGATAACTTTCTGAACAACACCACGCGATTCGTAGTAGGAAAGCATTACTTTAAAATTGAAAAAAACGAATTACGCGAGTTCAAAAACAGACCCGAAACAATCGGGTTAGTTGGTAAAAATGCCCGTTCCCTAATCCTCTGGACAGAACGCGGCGCAGCCCGCCATGCAAAAATGCTCGAAACAGATCAGGCATGGGAGGTATTCGAGAAGCTGGAGGATTGCTACTTCAGCCAAAAGAACCCTTCAGTGCTAGTTTCATGCCAGAAAAGTTACGACACGCGAGTTCTCTGTTATCAGCAAAGCGGTGTCACTGTTTCCACAATCCTGTTGCGGGATGATGACATTGTCATTTCCCTTGAGTCATGGCTGGAACTGGCGAGAGCCAACGGTTGGTTTGTTATTCGCAAAGATCAACTGGTGGAAAGGCTGATGCAGCTTTAGCAAAAAAGCTATTGCATTTTTAGCCACAAACTGCTTCAATCCCGGTATGCTTCGCAAAGCTGTATCGCGAGGCGAATAACAGACATGAACACAAAAGAACCCGCCATTGAGCGGGTTTTTGCGTTTTAGGGGGTCGCATTCGCGGGCCTTTTTTGTTCAACAGGCTTTGAATTGTGGTTTCTTGCACCGTGGCATTTTCTGCTTCGCCCTATACTATTTGCTTAGTCTGGCGGAGGTGTGAATGAAAGAAGGGTATTACTGGATTCAGCATAACGGTGTTGTTCAGGTGGCATACTATACGAACGACACAGTTGACGATCTGGAATCAGGACAGCTTATTGTTGGTGTCTGGCATCTGACAAGGGGCGATGATATCTGCCATAACGGTGAAGCAGAAGTACTGTCGGGGCTGTTACAACCACCAGCTTAGATATAGAACGCGCTGGTGGCGCTTGGAAGACGGCTTGAAATATTAGCTGCGTAAATCATATCCCTGATTGTCTGTATACCACTGCCGCATAGCGGGGATCGGCTCCCGCACCCATCATAAGGCTGCGCTATTGCGTGGCCTTTTCTTTATCTCACTCACCCGATATCCGGGTAATTAGTCTCCCGGACAGGGGGAGTCATGACAATGGACAAAATGACCACGGGAGCGTCATATGGCGTGTCTTTTGCCACAACGCTTTATTCCATCCTCGACTCATTTACCCATGATGAATGGGCGGCAATCGGAATTCTTAGTGGCGTTATTTTTGGTGCGCTGACATTTCTGACTAATTTTTATTTTCAGTGGCGGCGGTTAAAGATTCAGGAGCGGGGAAACAGCGATGCAGACCGGGAAAAAACTTAAATACGGTCTTTCCGCCGCCATGCTGGCACTGATTGCCGCCGGTGCCAGCGCGCCGCAGCTACTCGACCAGTTTTTACAGGAGCGGGAAGGAAATACGCTGGTGGCCGTTCGTGATAACGGCGGTGTCTGGTCAGTATGCCGGGGCGTGACCCGTATCGATGGGAAACCCGTTGTGAAAGGCCAGCGACTGACACAAAGCCAGTGCGACCATTACAACGGCATCGAGCGGGATAAAGCGCTGGCATGGGTAAATAAACATGTTCACATACCGCTGACCGAACCGCAGAAAACCGGTATTGCGTCGTTCTGTCCGTATAACATCGGTCCCGGTAAATGTTTTCCGTCCACGTTTTACCGGAAGCTCAACGCAGGAGATCGTAAGGGAGCGTGTGCAGAAATCCGCCGTTGGGTATATGACGGCGGCAAAGACTGCCACAACAGGGAAAATCAGTGTTACGGCCAGGTAATACGACGCGACCAGGAATCGGCGCTGGCGTGCTGGGGGATTGATCAGTGAACCGAATTTTAGCCAGCGCGATTGTTGTTCTGCTGATTGTGACCGCAGTGCTGGTATGGACTACAGAACGCTATCACGGTAACGCGATCCGCTACAAAGAACAGCGCGACACCACCACTCACAACCTGAAGCTGGCGAACGAGACTATCAGCGATATGCAAACGCGCCAGCATGATGTTGCCGCTCTCGATGCCAGATACACGAAGGAATTAGCCGATGCGAAAGCTGAGAATGATGCTTTGCGCGATGATGTTGCCGCTGGTCGCCGTCGCCTGTACGTCAACGCAACATGCCCCGCAGTGCCGACAGGTAAATCCACCTCCACCGCCCGCATGGATAATGCAGCCAGCCCCAGACTGGCAGACTCCGCTCAACGGGATTATTTCGCCCTCAAAGAGCGAGTGACGACGATGCAAAAGCAACTGGAAGGGGCGCAGGCGTATATTCGCACCCAATGCCACGGTAATGCAGGAAAAACTAGTAACCAATGGTGACTGTATTAAAAAGGTACTCCCGGGCAGGGGGCGCCACGGGTGGCTTCGGGCTCGCGGGATTCGGCGCATTTTTGATTTTTCATGCATCATCATCATGTTGTAATTCTTTGTTTTTATTAAGATAAAAAATAAAAGATGATGAATTGTATGTTTTTTGTTCATCATCTTTGCGTTTTTTAAGGGAGTGCAGGAACAAAATAAATCCTGGAGTGAGTGGATGGACGGTGAGCTGAAAAACCTTAAATGTAACATCAGTCAGTTATCCGCCATAACAGGATTACACAGGCAAACAGTTGTCAGTCGGCTTTCCGGGGTTCCCCTTGCTCCGGGGAGTAATGAAAAGAAAAAACTCTACCTCCTGACTGATGTGATACGGGTTTTGATGGAAACGCCAGCCTCTCCGGCGGCAGAGCACCAGGACCCGAATAAAATGACGCCAAAAGAGCGAAAGGACTGGTTTGATTCTGAAAAGGGCCGTATCTGGCTGGAAAAAGAAATGAAACAGGTCATTCCATTAACTGAAGTTCGTCAGCAAATGTCTGCGGTAGTAAAAGCAATCACCCAGGTACTGGAGGTATGGCCTGACAGGCTGGAACGCGATAAGGGATGGGATGCGGAAAAACTTAATGAAGCTCAGGAGGTGGTTGATGAAGTAAGGGAGCTACTGGCGCAGTCCATGCAAGGCGCAGAGGTAATTGATGATGAGTGAGAAATACGGATCGGCATTTAAAATTTGTCGTGAGGTGGCTGAATATTTTCGACCGCCACGAAGGATGCCAGTATCTGATGCGGTCAGGAAATTTATGCGAGTACCACACGGTGCCAACGCATCAATCCCCTGGGATTCGTCACTGACACCGTACATAAACGAGCCGCTAAATACGCTGGCGAAGAGGGAATATGATGCAGTAATTTTCGCCGGGCCGGCACGAACAGGAAAAACGCTTGGACTCATTGATGGATGGATAGTTTATGGCATTGTCTGCGATCCGGCTGACATGCTGGTGGTTCAGATGACGGAAACCAAAGCGAGAGAGCATTCCAGAACCAGACTGGCGAGAACGTTTCGTCACAGTCCGGAGGTAAGACGTCGCCTGAGTCCGGTCAGAAATGATAATAATGTACACGATAAAATGTTTCGGGACGGTTCATTCCTGAAAATAGGCTGGCCTTCAATAACCGTATTTTCTTCTTCGGATTACAAGCGAGTAGCGCTGACTGATTACGATCGATTTCCGTCAGATATAGATGGTGAAGGTGACGCTTTTTCGCTGGCATCTAAACGCACCACTACATTTATGTCTGCAGGTATGACGCTGGTGGAGAGTTCGCCAGGGCGGGAAATCACCGATACCAAATGGAAACCGTCATCGCCGCACGAAGCACCACCAACCACAGGTATTCTTTCCTTATATAACCGTGGCGATCGGCGTCGCTGGTACTGGCCGTGTCCGCATTGTGGCGAATATTTTCAGCCATCAATGGAGAATATGACCGGCTATCGCGATATTGCCGATCCTATGGAGGCCAGTGAAGCGGCGCGGATTCAGTGCCCATACTGCAATAAGTTGACTGAACCACAGCAGAAACGTGCGTTGAATAATCGTGGCGTCTGGTTGCGGGAAGGTCAGCACATTAACCGCGACGGCAATATTACCGGCGAAGCCCGCCGCTCACGTATCGCCAGTTTCTGGATGGAGGGACCGGCGGCGGCTTATCAGACCTGGGCACAACTGGTTTACAAGTTGCTGACCGCCGAAGAGGAATACGAACGAACCGGCAGCGAGGAAACCCTGAAAGCCGTCATCAATACGGACTGGGGATTACCTTATCAGTCCCATCGCTCGCTGGAGGCGCGCAGTGGTGACGCGCTGATGGCTCGCGCCGAGGATGTATCAAAACGTACCGTTCCTGACGGGGTACGTTTTATTGTGGCAACCGTTGACGTACAGGGCGGTAAAAAGCGGCGCTTTGTGGTCCAGGTAGTGGGTTATGGCGCATATGGTGAACGCTGGATCATTGACCGCTACAACATCCGTTATTCCCTGAGAGTGAATGAGGATGGCGAAAGCCAGCCTGTCAATCCGGCTGCAAGACCGGAAGACTGGGATTTACTGAGAACGGATGTGCTGGAAAAGACGTATCCGCTGGCGGCAGATCCTGAACAGTTTATGCCGGTACTGGCAATGGCGGTGGACTCAGGTGGTGAAGACGGTGTTACCGATAATGCCTACGCGTTCTGGCGAGGGTGTAAGCGAAAAGGCGTTGCCGGGCGCGTTTATCTGTTCAAGGGAGACAGTACCCGACGCGAGAAG